GACTGAATCTTGGAGCGTGACTTAAAGTAAGTGATGCATGGGCGGGATCGGATGCCGAACGATCTGCCATAACTGCAAGATCGCCCTTGTATGTATGTCTACTAAATCCGACAGGAAGACCAGCTTTTATTAAATCAAGTCTTGCAGAAGCCTCGGCTAACTTACCAGCATTTATTAAACGTCTAACATCTGCTACTTTTGCGGCGGCTTCTTCACTTAACCTTCCTGCGGTAGCTTCGTATTCAGCCACATCTTTTCCAAGATTAGCACGACTTAATGCGGCTTCACGTTGTGGTGTAGTTGTAGCATTGAGAGCCTTTTTAGCATTTTCTAAAACTGCACGAACCTCTGCGGCATTTCCACCACCAGCTAGTTTTGACAATGCTTTCAGTGATTCTTCTTCGCCAAATAATTTAGTTTTTCTTAAAAATTGTGAATCACGCTCCAATGCTTCTTGTATCAATGCTTGCCATGTTGGATTTTCAATAGAAGCAGTAATTTCTGCAACACTTGCATCAGGAGAAGCATTTTTTAAAGTATTTAAAACTTGTGGTATATCATTTCCTAATGATGATCTAGCAATACCAGCGGCTTTAAGTTGTGCAGATGAACCCATGTCAATAAGTTTGTTGACACCTTTGGTAATTAATGGCGCAACAACTCTGCCACCAGCTTCATAAGTTGCACCTTCAACAACATTTCTAAGTGGCTCAGTAAAAAGACCCGCACCTTGTCTTGGTGGTTTTAAACCAAGTGCAACATCAATGTTTTCTAATCCTTCTTTTGCCAGACCATATCCTAATCCAGAACCACCAACAATTCCAGCAGGACCAAGAGGAGTTCCTAATAATCCTCCACCAACAGCACCACCCATTTCAATAGTAGGGGCAAGAACAGGTCTAACTATGTTTTGGTAAACCTTTTGTCCTGTAGATAAGTTAGGTGTTTGTACAAATGCAGGAGCAGGAGGATAACCTCCAGTTGGGATTTGATCTACAACAGTACCAGTTGGAGTTGGTTGAAATCCATCGCCAGAAAAAGAAGTTTCTATTAATCTTAAAAATGCATCAGGGTCAAAATTAGAAGTTGATGGGGTTGTTGCCAAATATTTATCTGGGTCAAAATTTGGTTCAGCCATGTCAGTTCACTCCTAAACGTGCTTTGATTTGTGCGGCTCGTGGGTCATTTGGATTTGAGTTTGCCCAATCCAATGCTTTTTTATCTTCTCCTGATAACTGTCTAGAAGATGGCGCTGGTGAAGCACCAACACCTTCAGCCGCCAATTCAGGTGTAACAAACTGATTTTTACGTTCTTTCATTAAACGCAAAACTGTTTTGCCAGCTTCTTTCCTTATTTCTGTTGGTAAAGTTGGGTCAGCCAATTGACCAGCCGCTTCTTTATAAGATTTGGTATCGGCATTTGATTGTGGACCCTCAAAACGAGGAACCATCTTTAAAGACATATCTGCAATAGGTTGGAGTTTTCCTATTGCTATTGACCCTTTAGTAGCCTTTCCAACGAATCCTGCACCAATATCAACAAGGCGACCAGCACCACTTCCAGTAGATTGGTCAATTAATCCACCATCTTTTGTAACATCAGTTAATTCTGCTATTGCAAAATCAAGGTCTTTGCTTAATTGCCCTTTTAACAATGCGGCTTTTTCTTGAGTAGCAGATGGTTTACCAGCGCCAATAACACCAACAGAACCTTTACCACCACCTTGGTAAATTCTTGCATCAACAGTAATTGTTTTATTTGGATTGTCTGGGTCTTCAATTGTTGTAAGAGCAGGCGTAGGAGGTTGTCTTAAAGAACCAACAATCCTTGCAAGAGCCTCTTTTGAGTCTCTATCTGCTTGCTTCATGCGCTCATCAAACTTTCTTTGAGCCTCATCTCTTTCTTTTTGCGTAGTCGCTCTTTCTAAATCACGATCTTTTTGTGCCTGTATTCTGTCTTTTTCTATATCAGAACGTGCTTGTATTCTTTCTCTTTCAAGAGTCGCCGTATTTTCTCTTTGTAATGCTTTATCAGAAGATGATTGGAGTGCAGACAAAACCTTATCAGGTGAACCATACTGAGTAACAACAGCCAAAATATCTGCTTCTGTTGGATTAACCAATTTAGACAATTTATCTCGCAGTTGTGTTTCTTGAGCATTAGACAACTCTACTTTTTCTGCTTCAGCAGTTGCTTTTCTTGTAGTTGCCATACTAGTTTGTAATTGTCTACCAGCATCAGCTATTGCCATAGCAAACTGTGGATCACCAGATTGAGCAGCCAGTTGAGCAACTCTCATGTATGACTCTGGTTTAGATTGATCTAACTGACTAGCAAATTGTTGTCTACGAGCAATCAACTGCAACTGTGGGTCTTGACCTCCCAAAGCACCGCCTACAGCTTGACCAAACTGATAACCAGCAGTCCTAGCACCTAAAGCCGCTTGTTGAAACGGGTCTAACTGCACTTCCTGAAACGCACGACTACGAGCCTGTGCTAACTGGTTTTGTTGGTACTGTTCAGGAGTAGTGAACAATCCTAAGATTTCTGATGCCATTGTCTTTTCTCCTTAACTGAATACTGATTGTTGAACAGGTACATACTGTTTTGTTACAGGGTCAAATGTATATTGCTGTTGCGTTGGCTGTGGTGTTACGCCAAACGCCCTGTTCAATGCACCAGTGACATTAGGGCTACTTGCCGCACCAGCAAACAGATTACCGCCTAAAGAGTAAGCATTTGCTGGAGCCATTGTCTGAGCCGCACTTGTAATCCCTTCGCTCAAGAATCTACCTCCAGCGGCTGTACCAGCAGTGGTTCGTGCGCCAATTTCAGTACCAAGAGTCAATGGTCGTTCTGCAAGTCTTTCAAGAGTTGCGCTTGTGTCCATTGCAGTAGCAAATGGTGCATAAGCCCCTGTTTGACCAGTGTAGAACCTACCCTGCAAGTTAGCACCAGTATCAAACAAACCAGCACCATAGGTTATGCGATTTCTAGCCTCTTGATCTGCCTGTGCCGCAAGAACTAAATCTTGTTGAGCCAATGAGTTGTAGTAAGCCGCCATCTCAGGATTTGTATTTATCAAGCTACCACCTTGGGCAGTAGCCGCACCACCTCGACCTGTTTGGAACTGCCTGTTTCGCAACTCAGCAAGTTGATTCTCTCGGCTAGGTGTAAGCAAAGCCTGTTGCTTGGAAATGTAGTCTTGTGCCGCCTGTTCAGGCGTTTTAGCAAGGTATCCTTGCCCCAAACCAAACAGACTCTGTGCCGCACCAGTTAACGGCTGATAAGCGGCTCTAGCACCCTCAATATCAGTCATGCCCTGACCAGCAACAGTTCTTAATCTGTCTTGGTAGCCTGTGATTTCAGCACTAGGCGTATATCCTGCACCAGTGACATTACCAGCAGCATCCGTTGTAAAGTTTGATGAACCAAAGCGAGTGGTCACGCCAACAGGTCTAAACCGAGCAGCATCAGCAGCAATTTGTGCCGCACGAATCTGTGCATTGGCTTGTGTTTCAGCCGCTTCCTTGGCTTGCTCAGACTGCAAGTAAGAACCACCAGCACTTAGCAAACCTTGAATGGCTGATGGTGCAAATGACGCTAAAGTCTCTGGCTTAACATTTAAGAAACTAGCGGCTTGTTGCAATAAACTTGGTGTTGCACCTTGAGTCGCTATTTGGCTTGCAATAGCCGCACCTGTACCAACACCACCAGCACCACCAGCCGCAGATATGACTGCTGGACTCATAAAGTTAGCACTAGAACCCGCCGCAAGTTCAGCCGCAGTTAAAGCTGTTCCTCCAGTTGACGCACCAGTAACCGCCGCACCAGCACCACCACCACCAAACAAAGTTCCAAGGTTACCAGTAGCGGCATTACCAGCTATAGCCGCCAAAATCATCGGGCCAAAGTCTCTCTTTATATCTCCAAAAAGACTACCGCTATTGGCTGCATTTGTTGAAGCTGAATCAGTAATGAATTCACCAGTGGCGCTGTATTGGGGCTGAATGTGATATTCGTTATCTGCGAAATATCTTTGTTGCGATTCAATTTTTAATAGCTTGCCATTAACATCATACTTGGCAACTAATGGAGGAACAGGAAACCCTAGAGCATCTGTTTCGGGGTAATCGGCAGGCTTCTCCAAAGGTATTTCATACCCAATAATATTTCTGCCCATCTCAGTAGAGCGTATAGGTGTTGCATTTTCAGGCACTATAGGTCTAGGTGGTTCGCCCAAACCCATTTGCTGTGTATAAGAGAATTGCTTTGGCAAAGCATCAATGATTTTTTTAGGTAATTTGGTAAGCATAATATTTTTCCTTAAACAGTACCATTGGCAATCACATTGCCCAACACAGTGAAATTACCTGAAGAATCTATTTTGGCAACAGCAGTCGCTGAGTTGTAGATGTACAAGACATTGCTTGTCTCTACAAAGGAAAAGTTTGTGAAGTCACCATCTGCCTTTGAAGTAATCGCAGTTTGGATGTTATTAAACTCAGTATCAATCTCAGTTCCCTTAACAACCTTTGCCGCATTGCCTGAAATTAAGGCATCTTTTGCCGCAAAGTTGGTGGTTTTTGTGTAATTTGCCATAATGTTTCCTTACGCCAGTTTGCCGTTTTTGGCTTGAATTTCAATCTTCTGAATGCTTATGGGCGCACCATTGATCTGCACCTCATAGCCTGTTTGAACAACCTTACCAAAGCCACTTGCTTGACCTACCAATGTACTCAACTGAATACCAGCAGAATAGTTTGCAACTGGTACACCATTGTCTCCATACTCAGCAATCCCATACTCAGCAACAGTGGTTACAGGAATCTGTAATGTTTGAGCATAATATTGACCAGAAAAGTCATAGCCCCACTTGATGATGAATCCTTGATTAGAGCCACCAATAACAACAACAGAAATCTTCTTTAGAATAGATGTAATATTTACATCACCAAGGTCTGAATAGTTGGTGAAATATTGGAAACGATAGGTAGAAGCATGGTCAAGGTAAGTACCATACTTGCACACAAAACCATTTTTACCAAGAAGCAAATCACCATTGCGCTTTGATAGAAAACAAGTAGGCTCAATACTCTCCCAAGTGGTTACCCTAGCACTGCCATCTTCTAATTGCCTCTTTGTATCAAACACATAGACTTGTTTGGCAGTAGGCAAATTTAGAAGATAAAAAGCATTGCTTTCAGAGTAAACAGCCTTGATGTTTGATAAAGTCTCACCACCAACATTAGTCATCAAGTCATTACGAACATTCTTAGACAAGTCCCGCAAAGGTGCTGACTTTTCTTGAATAGTCCTCAACAAGCTGCGAACACCACTGTTTGACAAGAAAATAATGTCTGAGCCAGCAGTAGCAATAGAGTCTCTAGACAAACAACCAATATCAGCAATTGAGTCATGCAAAGCCATTGTGGATGGTGTTGTAGCACCTGAGTACACCAATATCTGACGCTTGCCAAAGATAAACAAGAACCCGTTATGTGCGCCTAAACCAACAATCTGATCTGAACCATTAGGCCAAACTCTAGAAACATCCAAAGTACCTGATGTACCACCTGACCAGTTATGTCCTGCCAACAAATCAGAGAAAGTGATAGTTACATTGTCTGCTGAAGTCTCAGCAACCCATAACCTACCAAAAGCAGATATAGCAACATTTGCTAAAGGAACAGTGCCTGTGTATCCTGTCTTCTCACTAACTCTACGAAAAGTCGTAGTGCTTACAGCAGGGTCAAAAATCAACGGGTCATTGCCTGATTGAAAGAAAAATGTAATCCCATTTAGGGATGCACATTGATAATTAGTTGTGGTGATAGTAGGTGCTGTACCGCCACCACCATAAGTTAACTCAACTACAGCATTAGACCCATCAAGTTTAAACAGCTTGTTGTTGCCAGCAAACAAAGTAGTCAAAGTCCCATCAACTTGCACTAACTCATGTATGACATTGATGTTGTTTGCGCCAAGAGTGCCACTTGAAGAATTGACTCTTGAAAAACCTTTACGAGAGCCAACCCGACCATACTGGTCAATCACGCAATTAGTAGCAATAGCCGCAAAACCACTCGCTAAATCTAGCGGTGAGTCTTGGGTGTTCAGCCCATAAAAGCCGGGGGCTGAAACGCTAAATAATCGCAGTGGCTGTGTCATACGGGTACAAATTCTTGGTTCTCAGGATAGCGAGTGCTTTCCAAAGCAATGTGGTCAGACAACATCGCCTTATAAAGCAAGAATGCTTCTGATGATGAAGTACCACCATCTTCACCACGTTCTATCAAAGCCCTTGCATAAGCATTCTGAGCCACTAAAACATCAGGTACAGATACAACAGTTGAGTCTGCGGCTAACGTAGCTTGTGGCACTGTCAAAGCAAACTTGATCGTGTACACGCCATCAGGTATTGGGTACAGATTTACCTTGGTGTCGTAGCTTGCGTCAACACCATCAAACGCAAATTCTGTGGGTATTGAATTGACAAGTGGAGTAAAGTTTAACTTGCGGTTCATATCCACAAAAGTGATGTTTATGAGTCCAACATTACTTGTGGTATTAATTACATCCATGACTTGAAACTTCTGACCAGCACCCGTCAAAGAATAAGATGCTGTAGATGATGCAGTGGTAACTGTAATGGTTTGACCCAAAGCATTCCAAGAAAAAGCATCTTCAATCTGACGTTTGGCATCATTGACAAACTTGCCAATTAATGTTGAATAAGCAGTTTGATTGTTTGCGGTAACAACAGGTTCTCTGAGTCGAATCAGAACATCGTTGATAAGTTCAAGGTAGGTCATGTTCTAGTCAACCCTTCTTCTTCAAATGTGGCTATAAAACTGAATGTGCTTGCAGACTGAGTAGTTATTTTAATTTTGTCGCCTTCTTCTAAAACAATATAGGCGTTTCCATCAAACTGCAAATATTCTTTTGTACTGAAATCAAGAGCAGTCAATATATCAAGCGTAGAGTTAGCACTTGAGTCAAACCACTGAACAGTTATGTGCTTGGTAGAGCCACCTGTATTGTGTATATACATTACAGTAAATTTTGAGTAATAGCCTCTAGGACAGGTATAGACTGTAGTGTCTACTGCCGCTGTGGGACTAACTCCAACTGATAATGCTCTCATTTCGCTTTTGCCTTGTTCCTTGCGGATATAGCTTTAGCTTTTGCCTTTGCGTCAGCCTTTGAGGTTGCACCCCATGCCTTGAGCGAAAGAAGCAGTCTTGTTGGTTCACCATCTTTGTACTCTGCACCGCTGTTACCAGCCATACGAGCCAAGAAACTTGCTCTGCGAGGGTTATCCCCCGACTTTACTGGCGGCTTCAGATTACCACCAGTTTCTGCATTATAAGACGCTCTGCCCTTGGCATTCAAGCCGCCTTTTGGATTTTGACCAGCTTTTGTTTGCCAAGTGGGTGTTTTCATCTTTTACCTCATCTAAACTTTGACGTTTTCTTTGCAATGCTCTTTGGTTGGGCAACAAACTGTTTACCAGATGCAGTACCTTTGCGCTTGGCTTTGGTAGTTGCCGCATACTCAGCAGCACTCAAAGACTTAATTGCCGCCTCTGGCAGATACCTCTCGCCCGTCTGGGATGAGGGTTTACCTGACTTAGTACGCCATTTCTGCTTTCCCCAATCCTTGAGAGATTGTTGTGGGTCTTTCACTTCTTAGCCTTTGGCTTAGATGGTGTGTGCGTCAAAACCTTGCTTGATGCAGAATGCTTTGCACCCGTCATCAAAGTTGAACCCACCTTGTGAGTATCACCCTTGTACAGCTTGCCATCAGGCAAATAATGTGGTTTATCTTTGCTCATGTCTTGTAACCCCCGCCTTTGGCTTTGTACTCTTTTGCCAGCAATTGTGCTTTTCTTGCTGACCACTCACCAGAATCCCCACCTGATGACCCTGCTTTGATCTTCTCAAACAAGGCTTTTCGCATGGTAGGTTTGGTGTAAACCCCTGCTTGGTTGACCTTGGATTTGGTCTTCATTTCTTCTTAGCCTTACCAGCTTCAGATAAAGCTATTGCCATTGCTTGCTTTGGGTCTTTGACAACCTTTTTATTGGATGTCAATTTACCCTTACCAAACTCAGTCATTACCTTGCTAATCTTGGCTTGTGCTTTAGTCTTTTTCATGTTAATACAATACTTTAGCTGTGATAGTTCCAGAGGTGTAAGCAGTGCAGTTTGCCCGCAAATACTTAGGAGCATTGGCTATGGTGACTATGCCATCAGCAGTCAAAGCAGTGCCAATTGTGGCAAAGGTTGTCCCATCCAAGCTACCTTGAAATGCAACAGTTGCAGTAGTAATACCTGAAACTTGCAAGAATGCGGGTTGACCAGCATCTGCTTGTACAGATTTAGAAGCACCTGTAGCGACAACAGCACTCAATAGAGTGACGGGAGTGGTTAGGGCTGACATTATTTACCTCTTGAGGATTTCTTCATCATGTTGGTAGCAGTCCTGCTACCCTTCATAGGCATAGGCATCTTTGGCTTACCAACGGCAACCATAATGGTCACAGGTACGCCCTTTTTCTTGCCCTTGCTTGTAGTCTCTTTAGCCTTACCACCCATCATTTTTCCGTACATAGTGTTCTCCTTATTTCCACAGTCTGTCAGCAACAAAGGTAATCACACCGCCCATGAATGAAGCGATAGTCATACCCATCCAAAAACCACCCTTGCCCTTGTTGGCAAGTTCAAGCAATGCTTTTACATCTGTACTCAATTGAGTTACTTGACCATTTAGAGCCTCTACTTGAGCCTCTAACCTACCAAAATCTCTTGCGTCAATTTCAGCCATTTGCAACCTTTCGGGGTCTTCCCATACGCTTAATTGTTGGAATGACAGGCGCACGAAATGCGGTATCTGTTCTAACTTCTGATTCTATGGTTACTTCTGGTTCGTCTACTCTCACATACCCCTGATGACCCCTCATAGAGTCAATGTCGTGCTGGTATGTAAAACTTACAGTGTTACCTGTTTGAAGACAACGAAAAGTAGCCATAAAACACCTTAAATAAGAAAGGGGGGACTAGCCCCCCTTATACCCTTAGACTACAGGGCGACCAATGATAAGTTGCAATGTGGTTGAAGCCAAGTCAACTGAACTTGCTGTTGGGTTATAGGTCACGATAGTCACTGTGTTAGCGGCTGAAACATAGGCTCTACGAACCAAGCCAGCCTCATCTACACCAATTGACATACCAAGAACCATGTCACCCAAAGCTACGCCTGAAACAGTTACTGTGTCTGTAGCTGTAGCAGTGGTAGCAACTGATGCGCTATTCAAAGTACAGGAAACATCCCAAGTATCTGTAAACAGACCACGAAATTGGTCATTGCCCCTGCGGGTAACGACTGCTGTTGCTGCTGCCATTTTGATTTCTCCTAATTAAGTTAAAAAAGTCCCCCCACCACTAGGGCAGGGGGCGCAACTGCAATTAGGCAGGAACCAACAAAGCAAACATAGATGCAGACTTAGCCGCACCAGTGCTTGCCGCTGAACGCAGAATCTGCACTCCATACAACGTATCCGCTGTATACAGAGTTGCAAGGTAGGGCTGTTGGTACTGAACTTGTGAGCGAATAGCCATTTGTTCAACCAAAACCAGTGAGTCCCTGTGACCCATTAAGCAAACCCGTGGGTTATTAGTGCCTGAACCTGTATCGCAATTGCTTGAAACAAAGACAGGGATACCATACAAGTTACCGATTTCACCAGTGCGAATGGTACTGTTTGTACCACCAACAAAGGCTTGTTCAGTGTAACGAGCCAAACCCATCAAAGTGTTGCGACTTGAGGGAGGAATCAAGAAGAAACGCTGATCCATTGGGGTATCAGTGTCGTCAAGACGCTGAATGGTGCGGCGAATAGCGGCATCGGTCAATGCTGACTCATTGTTGTTTGCGGCAACATAAGCAGTAGTACCATCACCACCAATAAAAGCACCAGTTGCATACGCGTTTGTACCAGCACCGCCATTGGTAGAACGACCCAACTGAACCAAGTCAGTATCAACTTGTTTAGCCAAAGCGTAACCAGCGTCAGAAGTGTAGAAGTTACGCAAGCTGTTCAAGGCTTGGGCTTCGACAATATCTTCAATCAAACGGCTGTATTCGTAATGCTTGTTGATAGAAACTTGAACTTCAGACTCTGTAGCGGCAATCAAAGTGACTGCTGTTTCAGCGGCTTTAGCAGAAGCAGAACCACGGGTAGGTGCGGGAATGTGAATTACATCACCCTTCTTACCTTTAAAGTTCATCTTCATAATGAGGTTCGCAAGAACCAAGTTTTTCTTGTAGGCAGCAACAATTTCATCACTCCAAATTTCAGGGATGAACGTTGCGCCTGTGGTTACAGTAACTGAATTACTAGGGGAAAATGAGGTTGCCATTTTGAATCTCCAAAAAACGATAGGTTAAATTATTTGACCCTGCCATCTTGATACGCTTGCATGATTTCTCCGCTTAACGCCTCATAACGATCTGGGTCGGTCATTTTCAGCCGAATTAGATCAGCCCTTCTGTAGACCCTCTTTCCAGACTCTCCACTGCCACCTACATCAACTCCCGCCGCCTTAAGGTTTGACTTGCGCTGGGTTTCCCCTGCATCTGAAGTCTGTTTAGCCTTAACACCACGCAACTGCTTATAGGTACTCAGCAACTCGTTTGCACTGTCGTAATCAAACTCACCATCAGCTTTTGCGTACAAACCAAGGCGAATAGGTGAAGATTTCACCCAATTCACAAAGTCTGTATCTTGAGCAATTTGACCGAAATCAGGATGCTCTTGCGCCAGCTTTTGCTGAATCTGCATCTTTTTGAACTCTTGACCAGCTTGTCTAGCCGCAAGTACATCAGGATGGTTATCAACTGTTCTACGAACTGCCTCTTGTGGATTCTCGAAAAAATCTACTTCTGGCTCTTTTTCAATAGGTTGCTGCTTAGAAGAGAGGTTTTGCTTTATGAGTTCATCTGCCAGCTTTCGCACTTCCCCAACTTCCTGCGCTTGCTTTCCAATCAGCTTCTCAGCCTCTTGGTGCATCTTGACCACTTCTTCCAAAGATTTCTGCCTGTATTTCTCAGGCATCTCGGACAAGGGTTCTACAACAGGTAGTTGCTTCTTTTGCTCGACTGCATCTAACTCACTTAGCGTCTCATCTTCATTGTCAATCAACATATTTCTTCCTTTTCCTGCCGTTATCGGTTCTAGGACATTCAACTCGGCTTACGCTTGTGAGTTGTGCTTTTGCTCCCACTTCAGTTGATCTAGGTGTTTTTTCTCGAACTTCCCATGCTCTGACGGGAAAGAACCAGACCACCCTTCTAACTTGAAGTTAGGAGCAGACAAAGTGCGATTGGCTGTTTCTCCGCACTCACATCTAAAACTCGTTGTCTCATAATCAACAAGTCTTTCAGTTTTATGCCCGTTTGCACAGGCAAAATCAAACATTCTTTTCATTCAATTCCTCGTATGCTCTTTCGCTGACCTCTTTCAAGGTTTTTAGCCAAGTCAAGATGGAAAGTTCACCTTTTTTGAATTGCAAGGTCTTTTCATCAGGAATCACGCTCAGATTATTGAGCGACTCTATCATAATGTCAATATCCATGCACAAATCCTTCCAACCCTCCATACCCATCATGGAGAATCGTTCTGAATAGTATTTGTCAAGTTCAGGTGTCACCAAGGCATCCCTGTTGCAGTTGTTGGATTCTTCTGTGCGGCAATCTGAGCAGCCAATGCAGCTTCAACCACTTCTTCGCCTAGCTTGTCTTTTACCCACTCAATTACTTGAGCCTTGGTCAAAGATGCGTAGGGGGTTGTTGGCGTACCAGCTTCAAAGCTGACAGTGCCGTAGGTGGATGCAGAGAATTCACCATCTACTTTTGTGACGTTGTAATGCACTGTCGTTACAAATCCGTCAGAGGTGTTGCGGTCAAGTTGGTTGATTGTGTAAGTTGTGGTCATGGTTTATGCTCCTTCTAAAGCTGTGATTCGGGCGGTGAGTTGGGTGATAAGGGCTTGCTGTTCTTGGATGGCTTTGACAAACAAGGGATACCAATCAATTGAATAGGTCGTCATCTCTGGGTCTTCCAGCGTTGGTACGATGGCCTCTGGCATAACTGTTTGTACTTCTTGCGAAATAAATCCAGCCAATTTTCTGCCGGGTTCTTTTTTATATTCAAAATATCGTGGACGCAACCCCAATACTTGAGACAGTCCATTGCTGTAATCAACAATGTTTTGTTTTAAACGCTCATCAGAGGTTATTGGTGTGATGGCAGCAGATGTGGCGAAAATTGTTCCTGCATTATTTACATAAAAACGATATGCGCCAGCAGTGCTGTTATAGTAGTTGTAAGTGTCTGAAAGAGCCGCAGTAGTAGCAACAACACCAATTTTTCCATCAGCGTTTAATTTGATACCACTTCCTGATGAAGTGCTTGAATTTGTAGAAGCCACCAGCAAGTTACCGCCGGAGTCGATACGGGCGCGTTCTGCGCCGTTGGTTCCAAAAGCTAATGGGTAAGCACCATTAACTGATACAACACCTGAATAAGCTGAAGTTCCTGTTGCCAACACACCGCCAGCAGAACCTTCTCTGCCGACATACATAT